CTGCACTTAACCTTTAACATTGAAGACGTCCAGAAGTACGCCCCTAATATAATTATCCGTCCCGACACAAACAACCGCGACCGTATTGTCTGGCGCGGTCAGGTATATCGCCCATTCTCAATCCAAGAACGCGGTATCATTGCCGAGAGATTTACTATTCTGTCTGTTGACTGTATTCAGGTTATGCCTGAAGAAATGGTCAACGACGCTCAGTTTTTCACCTCTGCATCTAGTACCGTTACTTATAGTGCAGGGTATTACGGCGATGGAACTTATGGAGGAGCTTAATTATGCCCGTTGTTAAACCTACGGTTGGATCTAATAGTTGGGGTACAACCCTTAACACCGCTATTGATACCTTAGATGCAGAAAAGTCACCTATTGCCAACCCCACTTTCACAGGGGTTGTAACTAAGCCAATCTCAAGCATTACTTCATATCAAAAGTTTGCTGTAGCTGCGGTTACTACACCTATTACAGCTGGTGCTTACACAGTTCCTGTAACTGACACCTTTGTTATCTTTAACTCCGACTCAGCTATCTCTGTAACTTTTCCAACCGCGTCATCTTTTACAGGCCGTATGCTACACTTTAAGACAATTAATACGGGGCCAGTTGCATCTGTTTCTTCAAACGTAGTCGCATTGGCAACTGTTACACCTGCTACAACCATATTTTCTGCTAACACGGCGGGCAAGTGGACAATCCTAGTTAGTAACGGCACTAACTGGGTAATCATGGCGCAGAACTGAAAGGTCCCTAATGGCTAAAGATGCAAACCCTTGTTGGGATGGCTACGTTCAAGTAGGCATGAAAATGAAGGATGGCAAAAAGGTTCCGAACTGCGTACCTGCAGGCTCTGGAAAAAAGAAAGTTGCAAAACCTACTACAAAGAAGGCTGGTAAAAAATAATGTGTAAAGGATGCGGATGCGGTTGTTCAAAGGCAGGCTGTAACGGCGGTTGCAAGAAGACTGCAAAGAAGACTGCTAAGAAATCTGCTGCAAAGGGCATGTCCCCAAAGCAGAAGAAGCTTGATACAGATAAAGACGGGAAGCTAGAAGGCTCTGACTTCGCTGCCCTACGAAAGAAGAAGTAATGTGCGCGACTTGCGGCTGTGGGCAACCAAAGAACAAGCACGGGATGAAGACATTGCCAGCAGCGAACAAGAAGTTTGCTGCCAAAAAGGCTGTACCTGCAAAGGGTAAAAAAACCTCTATGGTAAAGAAGAAGGGCATGTAATGGCACACGATGACAAAAAGTGGACCAAAGGCATGACCCCTGCTCAAAAAGAGAAGTTTGAAACTGAAGATAGCAAGAACGACTCTAGATTAGCTAACAAAATTAAAGGCTATATGTCTACTGCTAAAACAGTGCGAAGTAAAGAAAAAGACGCTGCCGCTAAAGCCAAAGAAAAGCCAGCTGCTAAAAAGGCTGAAACTAAAAAGAAGCCAAAAAAGAAGTAAGGTTAAGGCCCCGCAAGGGGCCTTTTTCTTTATACTTATGATGACCTCATGCGAGGTCAAAGCTATACCTTGCGAAGTATGTTGCCCTACTCTTAGGAGACTTGCCATGTCTAATATAGACAAACCAGATGAAGTTGCATTTGCGCGAGCAATCGCTGAAAATCTTCCTTCGCAGGATGACAAACATAAACAACTGGTGGGCTTGGGTTTATCATACTTACTAGGTAGAGCAATTAAACATGTCTCAAAATAACAACGTAGATATCCTTGCTTCTGACGCAGCTTACGCGTTAATCCCCGTTCTTGAACAGAATCTTCGCCTTGCCGCAGATGCTGGCGGGTGGCCTGATGACATTATTAAAGAGCTCTCAGTAAAGTTTGATGAGGGCGCCCTTTCTGCTGATTGGCCAGAGAACCTAGAACAGACTATTCAAGATTTAGAATATGGTTCTAAAGGCAACAGCCAGCCAGTACTTCGTGGTTTTATTTACCGAGCTGACTCTTATATTAAATCGGTATTAGCTAATCAAACAGTTGATTTGCTTATGCAGTACGAGGAGGTATTTTAATGGGAAATCCATTTATTATTGCTGAAGACCTCGCTTTAAAAACTCACCTATCTGGGCTTACCGTATCTGATGAAAAAAGTGCTTCACGTCAAGTAAAGCTTTGGTTTGGGTACCCTGATGTAGAAGTACGCGCCCAAGAATTCCCATTTGTAACTATTGATTTGATTGATATTATGCCTTCAAATGAGCGCCAAACCTCTGGTTTTACCTACGATGGTGACTACAACGGAACAATAGCAATTAACTCAGATGGTGCTTACGGCTACGAGATTCCTATTGCTTATGACCTTATATATCAAATTACATCTTACGCTCGTCATCCAAGGCACGATAGAGCAATTATGTTTCAGCTACTAAATAAGTTTCCATCAAAGTTCGGAAAGCTGCCAGTACCTAATCAACTTGGTACAGAAATTGGTTATCGCTCGATGTTCCTTGATGGATTTGTAAAACGAGATGCTGTGGAGGGGGAGACTGGAAACCGTCGCCTGCTTCGTAACGTTCTATCAGTACGTGTAATAAGTGAGATGTCTCCTGATTTGGCGCTCTCTCGAACACCGTACGTAGAAGAAGTGTCTTTGGATACTACCTCGACTCCCCCTTCTGGATACACACTGGTATAACACATGTCACTTACGAAACAACTTAAGGAGATAATCTAATGGCATTTTCACGCCCTGGGGTGTACGTCCAAGAGGCACTAACCCCTATTCAACCTATAGATGGGCCAAACTCGGATTCAGTAGCAGCTTTTGTTGGTGCTAACGATCGAGGCCCTGTTACACCAACACTAGTTACATCCTGGACTCAGTATGTAAATCTTTTTGGTTCTTGGAACTCAACGTTCTCAAATGATCTTCCAATTGCAGTTTATTTGTTCTTTACAAACGGCGGACGCCAAGCGTACATTCTACGCGTAGTTACTACTGGCAACGCTACTGCAGGAAACAATGCGGCTGTTGCTACTAGAACGCTTCTAGATAGAGCTGGAACAGCTTTAAACACCCTTGTACTAAGTGCAAAAAACCCTGGTACCTGGGGTAACTACATTAGCTATACTATTACAAACGCTCCAACTACAGGGTATTTTAATTTATCTGTCTATTACAACGTGCCAGCAGCCCCAACAGATGCGTATATTGTTGAAAAATTTACAGATTTAAGCATGGTTACTACTGACACAAGATACGCTGTAAACGTAATCAACACCTCTTCAACATATATTACAGCAGCGCAACCTGCAACACCTTCAGCAACCGCTGCTCCTAATAACAACCCAGCTGTTGCATCAACCCCAGTTGCATTAGTAGGTGCTACAGACGGCCTTACCCCAACAACAACACTCCTTACAACTGCTCTTTCTTTGCTTGACCCAATTAATACATCTTTAATACTAAACCTTCCAAACAAAACTGACGATACCACTATCAACGCTGCGCTTTCATACGCGTCTGCTCGTGGAGATGTGTTTGTTGTAATTGACCCAGTTGCTGGGGCTGTAGTTGGCCCAGTTGGGACTGCTGGAACCCAGCTGTACGTAACAGCAACATATGGAACAAGCACAACTGGATCTTACGGTGCTGTTTACTATCCACAACTTGTAATTAGCGACCCAACAGTTGGTATTGGCGCCGCTACAGGTGTTACCCGTAATGCCGCTCCTGGTGGAGCAATTGCTGGTTTGTACGCATCTACTGATGCCGCACGCGGAGTGTTTAAAGCACCTGCAGGCCTTCAAAGCAGAATTGCTGGAGCAGTATCAGTTACTTCTCTATCAAATACTGACTTAGATTCACTAAACAGTGCGGCCGTTCCAGTAAACGCTATTAAATTCGTTCCTGGCTCAGGAATTGTAGTTATGGGAGCTCGTACGCTTAAGTCAGGTTACATAGATCGTTATGTTCCTGTTCGTCGTACCCTTATCTACTTAAATAAGTCCCTTAAAGACTTAAGCGAGTTTGCAGTGTTTGAGCCAAACGACCCATCTTTATGGCGTCGAATTAACTCTACGTTGTCCTCTTTCTTGACCAACTTTTGGGCTCAAGGAGGCCTTAATGGAGCAACTCCAGCACAGGCTTTCTATGTAAAAGTAGATAGCACTAATAATTCACAGGCATCAATTGATAACGGAGATCTTACAATTGAAGTCGGTGTTTCCCTTCAGCGCCCAGCTGAATTCGTAATCATCAAAATAGGTCAGTTCAACGGTAGAACTACCGTTACTACGGCGTAAAGGAGATAAATAAAAATGGCAGGCGATAGCGCAATTAACAGATTTTCTACTTTAGCGACTGACCCGTTACGTTCGTTTCGGTTTCGCGCAGAGTTTTCAGCGGTTGATAACACATTTAGCAGTAAGCTAGTTACAACCTCAGGACAAACACCAAGCCTTACCACTATGTCTACAGGTTTTATTGGTGGATTTACATCCATCAGCGGCCTTAACATCACAACACAGGCTATCCAGTATCGTGAAGGCGGTTATAACACCACTGTTCACCAAGTACCTGGTATGACTACGTTCTCACCAATCACGCTACAGCGCGGTGTTCTTTACGGAAATGACCAAGGAATCACATGGATGCGTGGTTTATTTGCTGCAGTATCAGGTGACGGCATCCAAGCTGGAGCAACCAACGCAAAGGGTTTCCGCGTAAATATGAAAATTTACGTAATGGACCACCCAAACTCAGCAGCTGCCAACACGCCACGTATGGGATTTGATATCCGTAATGCGTGGATTACTCAGCTAAGCTATACCGACTTAAATGCTAATGATGGCGCTCTTCTATTTGAATCAATGAACTTGGTTCATGAAGGCCTATCTGTATTCTTTACAGATGCGTCATTTAACCCAACAGATAGCCGTACACTCTCTTAATCAAACAAAAGGAGCACAATAAGTGTCAAACGTCATCACTGATGCGGAACTCGTATCACAATTCGCAAAAAAAGCTATGGAAGAGCCCGAGGCGGTTATCACGTCTCGGGCCCCTTCTGAAACTTCTGTTGATCTTCCTGGCGGGTACATTAAAAACGGTACCGTCATTAAAACCGCAGAAGTAAGAGAACTAAACGGAGCTGATGAAGAAGCCATTGCAAAGGCAGGGTCTCGTGCTAAAGCTCTACACGTTCTCCTTCAAAGGGGGCTTGTAAAGCTAGGAGCAGATGAAGTTACTAAAGAAGATTTAGATAATCTTTTATCTGGTGACCGAGACGCTATCTTGCTTGGTATTCGCAAGGTTACTTTTGGAGAAGAAATGCCTTTAAATGTTCGTTGCTTTACCTGCAACGAAGATCAAGAAGTTGTATTAAATCTAACTGAAGACGTACCAGTCGTAAAACTAGAAGACCCTATTGAGGGCCGTGCTTGGTTTGTAAACACTAAAAACGGTCAGGTAGGCGTAGCCCTACCTACTGGATTAGTCCAGAAAAAGTTAATGGATAACGCAGATAAAACAGCTGCTGAAATCAATACCCTTCTTCTATCTGGCTGCGTTCTTTCTGTTAACGGCGTGCCGTCTATGGGAGCGCACACTGTGCTTTCTCTTGGAATGGTTGACCGAAGCAAAATTGTTGATGAAATTATTGAAAAGAACCCAGGCCCACGCCTTGGGGAGGTGAGCAAAGCCTGCAAGGCATGCGGTGAAGATATAAGTCTTCCGTTGAGCTTGCTTGATTTGTTTCGACTCTAGATTAAGTACATATGATGATCTGCTAAACCAATACGAGGTATTAACAAGATCATTTACAGGTTGGACTTTAACAGAGATTAAAGCGCTCTCTTATAGAGAGCGTTTAAACTGGTTAGATAGAGCGATGCGGTATAACGGAAGGAAATAGCAATGGCTGATAGCAAAAGCGGTATGAACTTACCATCACGTACTAGCTTTGTTATTTCCGACCTTAAAACTGGCATCTCTGGTATGCGCCAAGAGACCTCTCTTTTAAATCAAGAGTGGTCAAGCCTTGTTCAAAAAATGGGAACTGGCGTAACCAAATTTAATAGTATTGGCGGAAATGGGCCTGGTAGCGCCCTAGCTTCAACTAAAGTTGCCCCAGACCCCGTCTTTAGCAATTCTAATCCTAACTCTGGAAATCTAGTTGCTGCTGGGCCTTCGGGTGGCGGCGGAGGATTTAACAATAACAATAACAATAACAATAACAATAGCTCTGTTGGCGGCGGTGGTGGCGGCAATCAAGGTGGAGGCGGCGGAAATCTATTCAGAAACCTTTCTGAGTTTATTAGTAGTAATAAAACGGGCTCCGCACTGTATGGCATGGGAACCGCACTAGAGGGGGCCCAAGCCACATCTGACATGGTTCAAGCTCAGCTATTAATGCAGCGCACTGCCGCTAACATGCCGAGTGACCCAGGTTTATCATTTCGTGACACAATAACAGGCTCAGGCGGAGGATCTCGTTACGAGTACGCCCGCCGTAGTGCAACACAAATGGCAAAAATGGGCCAAGCTAATGACCGTATGGACGCTTTTAATGCAATGACTGCTGCTCAAAGCTACGGTTTGACAGGCACTAACTACTTGCAAAACGCAAACAACCCTTCTAAGTTTGAAGGCAGTATTGCAGCACAAATAGCAAACACCTCTAATTTAACTCCAGGTATTGGTCTTGAAGGTATGACCCGTGCAGCTGGTGGAATGCAACGAGGCCGTAATGTAAACATGCTTAAAGGTGTTGGCATAGAGATCCGCGACTCTAATGGAAACATGAAAGGCCCAGAAGAGATTATTGATGCCCTTTGGAAAAAGATTTGCCGTGATTACTCTGGCGCGTACGGCTCAGGAAAATCACCATCTGAACGTGAAATACAAATAGGTTTTCAACAAGGAAACTCCATGGACCAGCTGGTTCAAAATATGTTTGGAGACGATCCTTTAATTTATACAACTATTAAAAATGGTCTTATTTATAAAGCCAAAAGTGGTGGCGGCGCCATTACTAAAGAAAATGTAACTGATTTTGGTATGACAACCGCTGCAGCTAACACTTTTGCAATGAAACAAGCGCTTAGCACACAACAACTTGGTCAAGTATCTAACTTTGGAGCTGGCGCGTACAACATTACACAAATGGGGCTTAATGCTGTAACAGGTGTTTTAAACGCAACAGACGCTGCATCTGGCCCTGCGTTTGGTCCGTTAAAGATACTCAACGGAATTGCTGCAATTATGCAAACTTTGGGCAATTCTGCTGGCGGAATGAGCTCAGCCCTTATGAATTTCTTAATGATCAAACTCGGCCTTAGGGGCAAAGCAGCAGGCGGACCAGTAGACGATAAACAACCATACATTGTTGGTGAAAAAGGTCCTGAGCTATTTATTCCAAAAACTGATGGAACAATTATCCCTAACATGGACGGTAAAAACCCATTTAGACATCACGGAGGAAGTGTAAAAGCCACTGGCCCAGACATGAGTAAAAATGAATGGGCTAAAGCTCTTATTGCTAAACTTGGTGGAAGTCCCACTGAAGCAAACAGTAGCGCAGTGCTTTCTTGGATGGCGCAAGAGGGCGGTCATTGGAACAACTCCGCGGGCTATAACCCTCTTAACACAACCCGTAAAATGCCTGGCGCAAAATTAATGGACGGCGGTCCTGGAAGAGAGCACGGCGTAAAACACTACACAAGTTGGGAACAGGGGTTAGAGGCTACTGTTTTAACTTTAACTGAAAAGGCAAAAGAACGCGGCTACGACAAAATTGTTAATTCTATTATTCATGGAAAAGACCGAAATAGAATTATGGACGCCGTGTATGCCTCTAAATGGGGAACAGGTCCTGGCGGCACAATAACCTCGAGTACATCTTCTTCCTCTTCCTCCTCTTCCTCCTCTTCATCCTCTTCTACGTTTACAGACAGCGCAGTTATGGATAAAGAAGGCATTGCAGCAGTTACTCAATACTTAGGCAAAGATTTTGGTGACGCTTATAAAAACTATTTAAAAACTGGCGAAGTTGGAGACACAAGCCTTGCAAGCCTTGTTGGAGGCGGCGCTGCTGGAGCAGGCCTTGCTGCAACTCTTGGTAACGCAATAACCAACAACTACGGCGGAGTTACATTTAATATGAATGTATTAGGTGGGGACCCTAAAACCCTTGAAAGTGCAATTAAAAAGTACGTTGACACGCTTCAAACAGGAACAGGGGTGAGTGGTAAATAATGGCTATATACCTAGGAAATATGATCCACGACGAGAGTCCGTACGTAGGAACAACCGCGTCCGCAGTAGTCAATGTAACTTTGCAAAACGAAGCTAGACGTATTGCTCTAGGCCTTCCTAAAGGTGCTTTGATTGACACGGCGTTAAATGACCGTCAATATGACGCTTACGTAGAAACTTATGCAAAGCTTTTAGAAGAAGCATCCAAAGAAGTAAACACAGCTTCAGGACCTGTAACAAAAAATATTGGAGTATCACAACCTACTTCTAATTACAAATGGAACCTGCCACCACATAGATGGAGTTTGCCCGTAAGGCCTACAACTATGGATCCAGAATTTGTAGGAGATAACGAATATGATTCTTTTCATGGCCTTCGTCGTGGACGTATTTGGTTTTGGGCTGGTGTGCGCGACACCGCTGAATTAACTGCGGAAGGTATTAGAAAGTTAGCAGGCGGAACAGCTGTAGAGGGCTCTTCCAATAATACTCCAAATACTCAAGTAGACAACGACTATGCTTTTCAATTTCTTTGGAACCCTACGACTATTAGCACAAGCGTTGTACGAAACATGGAAATTACGCCAAACCAAGCTGACACATTAAAAGTTGTTGCTGGCGCATTTCCTGGCCAAGAGACTGTATCTTTAAACATAATGTTAGATAGAGTAAACGATTTTGCTTGTATTAAAGCTAGCGGAAGAGCGGGAATAAACACTGTTGTAAAAAATATAGATCCTACAAACCCAGAGTCTTTTACAACTGTGCAAGGCTATAACTCTATTAATAACTATACTGCGTTTTCTCGATATTACACTGGCAATGGGTACCCTGTGCAGGCGCCAAGACCAACTATCGCAACTAAAATAAAAAATTTAATGGATCAAGGGACAATGGCTGATTTAGAGTATTTGTTTAAAGCTATTAATGGCGGTTACGCGTGGAAAAACCTTTTAGGTAAAAAAACTGCAAACATTGGTTTCCTCATGCCCACCCTAATGGGTATTCAACTTGGGCCAACTCTTGATAGTTTAAACTATGTTGGTTGGATTACCAATATTGGCATCAACCATACAGATTTTACTGAAAACATGATTCCGATCAGAACAACAGTCTCACTGAGCATCGAATGCTTCTCTGGTTCGGCGGGGTAACTCATGGCTATTTATAACGGCTCTCGCTATGAGTATTCAACAATTGATTATGTGGCGACTAAAGCCCCTTACATAGAAAAACCACTTGTTCTTTACTCGTTCTCTAACTTAGGTTTAGTTAACTTTTGGGAACATGTTTATGTGCAAGGAGAACGGCTAGACCAAATTTCTTATAAATACTATAAACGCCCTGAATACTGGTGGGTAATTCCAGAATACAACCCGCACATTGAAGATATTAATAATATAACTCCAGGCACTGTGTTGCGGATACCTAATGTTTAAATTTATATCTATTGAGTTTCCAGACGCTAAAGTGTCCCCCAAAACAATTTACAGAGCTACTATTACTCAAAAACGGTATCACCACGAAATTGCTGTAATTGAGTTTAAAGACTGGGGAGCTGAGTACGATTCAATAACCCCTGGGTCGCCTGTAAGAATGGTAATTTCAAGCACTGGGGTAGGTAAAAGAAACTTTTATGGCTATGTGCACCATTTAAGCGTTGATAGAACTCCAGGCAAAAACTTTACAGAAGTCACTATTGTTGGTGGATCGTTTCCGATGAAACAAAGACGGCAACGAGTATACAAAGAAACAACAGCCGATCAGATAATTAAAGAGATAGCGGCTTCTTACAATATGGCCTGCTATGCGGTTGCTTACCCTCGCGTATTTCCTCAAGTTTCTCAAGCAGGACTATCCGACTGGGAATTTATGGTAAATCTTGCAAAACAATGCGGATACTCTTTAAGAACAGAAAACACAGAATTGTATTTTCAACCAATTCTTGAAGACTATACTAAATACAGAACAGAAGCGCCTAAATTTGTATTACGGTCAGCCTCACACCCAGACGGATCTAGCTTGTATTCGTTTACTCCAACAATAAGTGAGTCTATGCCGTACGCAGAAGGAACAAAAGCAGCTATTGCAGTATCTGGCGTTGATGTTTTAGGCCAAGTTCCAATGTCTGTAACCCAGCAAGTTAGAAATAAAACAACTAGAACTAAAAAACAAATAGAATTCTTTGACTTGTTTGCTACAGATATTGTTGCTCAAACCCCAGAGGTAGCTAAATATGAAGCTGAAGCTGCCGAAAATAGAGCTCATTTTCCATATAGAGCAACTGCAGAGGTAATTGGTTCTCCTGAACTTCGGCCAGATATGCCAATATATGTAGAAGGTGTTGGCGCCCCTTATTCTGGATACTGGATAGTTTTAGAAACAGAACATAAAATTATTGAAAAAAATAGAAATGTTTTTCAATATACAACTGTTTTGCATCTTGGAGCAGACTCTTTAGGCTCATCTGACGTATGGACAGATAGCAAAACTGTAATTTCTCCCTCAAAGTATCCAAAAAGAACTGTAATACCAAATGTAAAGCAAACAAAAGTTAAACCTGTAACGTCGTTAATTACAAAAATAAAAGTTGGAGCTGCTACAAATAAAGGTAGCTTTGGAACTATAGAAAATAGAGCTAACGTAAATAGTAATGCCAGAGCAAGTGCTCCTAGCACTTGGGCTACCCTTACAAAATCATTAGATATATTAATACCTGTTGTTAAAAAGCCTGTGGCTATTGTAAACAGGTTAGCTATAAAAAGAATGGAGAGTTAATGGAAAAGCACTATGGGCTATATTTAGGGTTTTGCGTAGACAACCTTGACCCAGATAACAGAAACCGTATAACACTTAGAGTTCCTCAAATATTTGGAGAAGCCGCGGTTACTACCTGGGCTTTGCCATGTTCTCCTGTAACTTCTAATGCAAACCACCCTGATCATCAAGAACACACCGCTGCTCAAATAGCTGTTTTGCTAACCACAACCGCAACTACCGCAGCTGACCCACAAGGCGGCTCAGTTACTATACCCGCGCTTACGGTGGTAGCAAAAGCAGGAGCAGCAACCCTTAAACACCCTAAAAAAACGGCTGCGGATACTGACGAGCGTTGGAACGACCCTCAAGAAACAAATACAACGGCAGAGCACACTCCCCACAGAATAGTTCCAAAAATTAACCAACCTGTGTGGGTTATGTTTGTTGCGGGAGACGCCAATTTTCCAGTATGGATGGGAGTTTTAAATGACTAGTAAAGCGATAGCGCTTCCGTTTTCAATCAATGAAGTTGGCGGAATTAATTACGCAACAACTGAAGCCAAGATTTGGCAAGATCGTGTGCTTATTGTTGTAATGACTAACTTGAACGAACGAGTTATGAACCCAACTTTTGGAGGCAACATTGGGGTGTCCCTTTTCCAAAACATCAATGACGCTATGACTTTGATCCAACAATCAATTTCTTTGGCGTTTAGCCGCTGGCTTGAGCCGCTAACTTTAATATCTGTAAGCGGATACATGGACCCCATTGAAGACAGATTAGTGTTAGAAGTTAATTATAACCTTCGTGATACTGACAATGAGCAGAGTGTAACGATAAAAACTGCTATCCTAAGTAGGGCTGGCGATGTGCTGTTGGAGGTAAGAAATGACTGATATTAACTACGTACCGCAAGTAGATTACACTTCTAAAGATTACACGTCTATTAAAGAAGATCTGATAGATCTTATCCCTTCTTTTGTTCCTTCATGGACTAACAGAGACCCTGCAGACTTTGGTATGGCTTTAATTGAGCTGTTCTCATATATGGGCGACATTCTTAATTATTATATTGACCGATCTGCAAACGAAGCGTTTATTGGAACAGCTAGCCAGCGTGATAGCGTCCTTCAAATCTCTCGTCTTTTAGGGTACAACCCAACTGCAGCAACCGCAGCTACAGTTACTTTAACTTTTTACAACTCATCTGCTAGTACCATAACTGTGCCTGTAAAAACTCAAGTAGCTACGACCCCATCTTCAAATGGGTCGTTAACTCAAATTATTTTTGAAACTAACAGTCAAGTGGTTGTACCTGCAAAGGTTGGAACAGTTGATGGCAGCATTACAGTGGCAGCTACTCAAGGCTATACAGTGACCTCTGAAGAAGTTGGAACCTCTACTGGAACTATTAATCAAGTCTGGAAAATTCAAACATCTCCGTTGATTACGGGCTCAATGTCTGTGTTAGTTGGTAGTAAAAACTTTAGCGAAGTTCCTTATTTAATTGATTACAATAATTACGACCCTGTATTTTCTGTATATACAAACGCATCTGGGTCTTCTTTTATTCTGTTTGGCGATAACATTAGCGGAATTGTTCCAGACCCAGGCGCAATAATCTATGCCACTTACCGTGTTGGCGGAGGCGTTGCTGGAAACGTAGCTGTTGGGGCAATTACCTCTATTCTTAGTAACAGCTATGCTGGTTTAAGAGTTAACAACTTAACCGCAGCAAGCGGAGGTTCAGAAGAAGAAACAACAGATTCAATTAGAGTAAACGCCCCATTAAGTTTAAAAGCTTTAAACAGAGCGGTCTCTTTAGCTGACTATTCAGCTTTAGCTACAGCTGCGGGCGTTGCTAAAGCAAATGCTGTTGCTGATGTATACACAAGCGTAACTATCTATTACGCCCCTTCTGCAGGAGACTTGGGAGTAGAGGTTGATGGCGTTACCCCATCTACCGTGTTTAATAACTTTAAAACTACTCTTACTTCATTTTTGACTGGAAAGGTACCAGCAAACACAACAATAACTTTCCAGCCACCAACTTACGTAGCTACTAACATAACCGCAACAATTACAGTACTTCCTCAATACAGGAGAACATTATTAGATACTGCGGTAACTGCGATTTTAACTGAACTATTAGCTTTTGATAACGTAGGTTTCCGAGACACAATTACGTTAACTGATGTTATAAGCGCTGCAACGTCTATTGAAGGAGTGGCTTTTATACAAGTTGAAAAACTTGTAAGAAACGATGCCGATTTAACATACACAATATCTAATAAAGCAGCATCTGGTACCGTGGCTACGCTAACTACTAGTGCTACGCACGCTTTAACTCAAGGAAGTACCGTAAAAGTTACTGGTATTGACAGCACGTTTAATGGCACGTTTGTTGTTAAATCGGTAACTTCTACAACGTTTACCTACGATTTAATTTCCGCAGTAGTTAGTAGCGTAGCTGCTTCAGGCGCCGTTACTAAACTAGTTACCGCCTCAGTAGTTTGCGCACCCAATGAGATCCCAAAGCTTGGAACTTTATCTTTGACGTTCAATGGTGGAATTGATAACTAATGGCTCGGTACGGTATAAATTATTACGGCCTCTCTACGTATGGTACTGAGACCGCCGTTGCGTATGCCGCAAATAACTTTACCGCTACTTCAGGGGCTATTGGCAGTCTAATAACTGTTAAATCACCGTACGGATCAATTACACTTGATTGGAATAGTCCTGCGGGTAACTGGTCAAAGATAAAATTAGTGCGAAACTCTTACGGATTTCCAGTAAGTGAGGTAGATGGCACACAATTAGATATTAAAAATAATAGTACGTTTGAGGCGTACAAAGAAAATGACCCTACAAACTTTACTGACGAAAACCTTGCTAAAAATGCTTTTTATTATTATTCTTTATTTGTTTTTGAACGAATTAACTATAAATGGATTCGCGTAGGAAATGCTATTGGCCTTTCTGTTGAAGACTACGGCTATGCCGACAATTTGTACAACTTTTTACCAGAAATTTATAAGATCTCTAATTTAAATGAAGTGGCTGGCGAGTCTAGTAACCAAACACTTTACAATTTCTTGTCTATTTTTGGGTTTGAGTTAAATAAATACCACACATTAACTAATTTATTAATTAACAGGCACGACACCTCTAAATTAAATGGATTACTTTTGCCATCTTTACTACAACAGTTTGGCCTTCAATACGAGCCAGAAATAGGATATCAACATGCTCGTATTTTGGCCCGTGATGTTGGTCAGCTGTACAAGTCAAAAGGCACAGTTGACGGATTAAGAGAGTTTTTAAAAGCTTTTACTGGGTGGGCGGTCCCTACCGTTGCTAACGTACCTAACCCAACAATCAATGGAATAACTGTTAGTAAAAACTTAATGCTTGATTATAACGACTCATCTTTTGAAGAGTCTGTAGGCCATTGGGCAAGCAGCGGATCAGCAAACTTGTACTGCCTTAAAGTTAAAGAAGTTAGAACAGTCGCTTTAGCTAGTAACGTAGCAACCCTTGATATAGGAACCCACCAATACAACGTTGGAAATTATATTTTTGTTTCTGGAAGCTCCTTACCGTTGTTTAACCAAAGTACTGCAGTTGCAATTACCGCAGTCACCGCGACTACAGTTTCCTTTTCGTTAACTGGCTCAAACCTGACCTCTATGAACGCTTGGAACGCCTCAACTGAAAGTTATCCACAAGTATCTCCGTCACCCGCCCCTTGGGATGAACCAACAACTCCAGTTTTATATCCAAATAAACAACTTGGAATTATGGCTGTTAAAAACTCAAGTGTGACGGCAGGAACTGTAACTTTAGATTGTGGGTCAGGCGCCTCTATCATTAAAGGCATCCCTGTTACTGCAGGCACATTCTATTCATTTAGTGTTTATACCGTTAATTCAACTACTACACGTAATGTTACTGTAGGTATTACTTGGTATGACCGATTTGGTGCTTCTATTTCTTCAGTTACTGGATCGGCTACCGCTAGTGGTACAGGGGCGTTTTCTGCTCGTGCAACAGTAATTAACAAAGAAGCGCCCGCTACAGCTTATTATGCTGTACCTACTATTTCTATTGCTGCCCTTGCGGGGTCAGCCAGTAATGAGTATCAGTACTTTGATTGTGCGCAATGGGAAGCTAGCGCAACAGCAACTGATTTTGATGAGGCTCGGCAACTCCATTTAACTTTAAAAGCGACACGAATTAATGAACTTTTAAATCCTCGTTTTGGGCTAAGTAGTGGAAGTTACGCTTCACCTACCGTAGCTCCTTGGGTTATATCTGGGTCAGCCGCTACTGTAACAATTAATGAAGCCACTAAACAACCAGAAAATACTTCATGGCAAACGCTTTATAAAACTTTAACTTCTAGCGTAGCTAGGGTAGAAACTTTATATACAAACGATTTTAAAGTCGGCGACAAAGTATATGTATCTGGTGTTGGCACCTCATTTGATGGAGTTCAAACAGTAACCGCCGTTGGAGAGTCTGCTTCATCTGGCGGAACAATAACAAACTATTCTTATATAGAGTATTCGGTTTCGGGCAGCCCAGCAAACGTTGCTCGCACCGCAGACGTTGACGGCGTTGTATGGCTAGCTGGTAATGCTTTAAACCTTGCAGCTACTGCGTCTGGCACAGTTAATGTTAAATCTTGGGACTCCTCAACTAGCTCTCACCTTATGCCAATTCATTACCCAGACACCTCATACACATTTAGTATCTACGCTCAAAAAGATACTAATAATGAGTCTGTTACCGTTTCCATTAAGTGGTACACCTCCGCGGCAACTCCTGTTTTAATTAGTACATCTACTAGTAGTGCTTTTACAATTACAGCCTCTGGAAATGATTGGGATAGGCCGTATATAACCGCCGTTGCACCGTCAACCGCTGCATATGCAGTTGTTAGTCTTGACTGGCAAGCGGCAAACGGTAGAACCCTTCGGTTAGACTCGGCTATGTTTGAAAACACCCCAATTATGTCTTGGTATTTTGATGGCTCAAGCGGGTATGGGGGATCTATTCCAGATTACGAATGGCAAGGCACAGCAAATGGCTCTCGCAGCCACTACTACAAAAACAAGTTTGCTGTCCAAGATAGAACTAGCAACGCCACGTTTAAAGATAAATTGCCGCTAGGCTCTACCGTGGCAATTTACCTATCTCAGCCAAAAACGTAACACCTGTGCTAGTGTGCGTCCTCCCTACCAAGGAGGCCACATGGACAAATATTATGTGATAGTTGCAGGAAGCGGCTCAACTAGCCGTGCAAATCTAGAAGCGCTTATGGAAGATCATTTTTACGCACATGGCGCAGACGGTGTTGTTGTTTTACCTTATGAAATAAAACCAAGTCAAGGGCAGGTATTTGCTGCTCAACTGGCTAAAGATAAAAACAAAGAGCTAATTGTTTATACCAAATCAGGTAAGTTTGAAGGCCTACCGACATCAACTATGGTTGAGGGCTTAGCTAAAGATGCCGCAAATGACTTTAAAAAAGAAAAATCTTTTGCGTTTCTATTGTGGGATGATGAAGACCCTAACAGCGTAAACCTACTGGCCGATCTTGATGGTATTCCGTGCTTTGACTTAACAGACGGATTAAAAAGTATGTCATCGGCAGACGTTACCCGTATGGAAGCGCCAGTAATCCCTGAGCAAGAAACTATTAAGGTAGAAGCTGAGCAGGTCGAGGATGAAGAGGATGATGAAGAAGAAGACCTCTCCGAAGAAGAAGATCTTGATGAGGCCGACGAGGAAATTATGGAAAACCTCTACTACGGGGTTCAAGCCATAGCCCAGATCTTTGCCCAAGCTTTGATAGAAGCCATGGAAGATGCCCCAAACAAACCTTTAAAGGGCCCTGAGGCGTGATTACAGGCTTACCCCTACAAGTGTTACAGGAGATGGCTAGACGCACCCGTAATCGGGGCGCTAGGCACCTTTATACAGAGTTGGGGGTTGCCCGAAATAAAGTTCAGGCGGCCATAACCTACTTACGTAATATCGGGGCAATTGAGACAAGTACCGTAAAGTTCGCAAATGGTAGCCCTATTAAGAGCATTAATATCACGGATCTGGGTAACGAATTGCTGGGACATACTGTTGGTACATACAGTGGTACATACATACAGCAATCTGAGCAGAATAGCTATATACCCAATATAGCTTATTCATATATAAGTAAACCGAATAGCGAACAGGGTTCGCGGGAGGCACACATGAGTGAGTATTACTACGATGAGGATGAGCGCTTAGAGGCGCAACGCAAGTTCCGCGAAAAACAACATACTGAAAAAGTAGGGGCGCATGAGGAGAGGCGTCAACAGAGAATGGTTAAGCGCAGTCAATCTAACGCGGTTAGTTGGTCTTCTACAGATTCCGCATTTGAGTTTGCCGAGCAGATGCACAGCCTGTGGCACATTAAGCCTTGGCAAGTGACCCGTAGCCGTTTTAGGTATGCCCTTGACGCTAAACGTAAAGAGTTCAACACTGATGGTTCTATTGAGCTGGAGATGATGAAGTTATTTTTTAGTCAGATCAAGCACGAAACAAAGCTCATAGATCCTGAGATTGTTTGGAAACGTTTTATTGTTCAGTTCCATAACTTGCTTACCGAGGTTCAGCGTTCTAAGGTTACTACCGAAGAGATTGAAGTTATTAAAGAGAAGGCCAAGCGTTCTTTGGAATGGATGGATAATGTTTAAACTTGATGAGTTAAAAATTCGTCGTCGTTCATGGGTTCAAATGGCCAACGTACCAACCGCACGTCTTGGTTGGACTTTAGAAGACTGCACTGAGGTTAACGATGAAGACCTCACCATGATTAGAAAATGGCTAGACGCCGTTAAGAATAAAAAAGTAATTAGGGCTGTTGGTTCAAACGGGTGCGGTAAAGGACTTATGTTCTGGGGCACGCCAGGGCACGGTAAAACCACTTTAGCTTTATCAGTTATACAAGAGGTAATGGCTACATTCCCCCTTGATGCGTTTGATGTTAAAGATAACGGCCCTTTAATTCGCCCTTGTTATTTTGCAACGTTCAACGCCATCTTAGATTTAAAGGGGGCTATGATGGACGGCCCAACTGACGACCAAGAGGTTGTTTACTCAGGAATGCTTGGGGAATGCCGAAATGACGCTTATAACATCAGAATTCTTGTTATAGACGATGTTGGCAAAGAACATGCTAGTTTGAGCGGGTGGCAAAAAAATATGTTACATCACGTTTTACGTACCAGATTTAACAACGGATTGCCTACTATTGTTACCACTAACATTGAGTTAGAAGATTGGGCAGGTCTATACGGTGACGCTACAGAAAGTTTTGCCAACGAAGCCTTTGGCTACCTCCCTATTACTTCTAAGCGTGGGGACTTACGACGATGAGGGAGCAAAACGTGAGTCAACCAACTAATCGTTTAGTACAGGTATTTTTAAGTCAAGCTCAAATACCAGGCCCTGGGATCTTTGAAGTAAGTGCTAACGATGTTGGTGCTTTAAGATGTACTTGCCCTGGATACAACGCTCGCAAGTCTTGTAAACATACAAAGTTTGTACAGACTCGAATTGATAAAAATAACGGAAGCTACCCGTTAGAAATATCAAGCCGTGCTACAAAAGAAGACGCTTTAAAAGCAAAAGGGTCAAACGATGAGTTTCGTGACTTTGTAATTAGGTTTGGAAAAATAGAGGTTTACTAATGCTCAAAGGGGATATCAGTAATGAGCTCCCGCAAAGAATAATAGTAGTAGCCGACGTATTCTTAAATGTAGAGCGAATTGTAAAAAAGAAATTTAAAGTTTTCCCTGTTGTTACAGTTAATAAAAGTACTAGACGGGAAATATTAAGTTATTTGTTTTTATTAACTAGCAGGCGCGGGGTAACTCTTGAGCTTGTTTCATTTGATTTATCTGAAGAAGAACTAAACGAGGTCATGCTTGTGCTTGACAAGATGGGCACTAACCCATTTAGATATTGCACTACATACGATAGGTTTGAGCAGTTAGTTATTGAGCTTCCGTATAGACCCGAAGTTATAGGCGTGTTAGATTTACCAACTCGTTTGCTACGATATGGACACTGGGGATTGGACTTCAATAGCTTATGAACAACGACGCAAGATTAATTAGTAAGATCGTTGAAGATAAAAACATAGGTGCTGCATTAGAGCGCAATGTAAACGAGCACTGGTTTGCTGATGTAAACGACAAGAAAATGTTTCGTTTTTTACACGATCATTACACTAATTATCAAGAGTGCCCAAGTCTTGACGTTATACTTGAAAACTTTCCAACTTATAAAACATTAGGTATCCAAGACCGTATTGATTATTTAATTGATAGGGCTGTTGAAAGCCGTCGCAAAGCCTCTGTCATTAAAACCATTGATGAGGTTTTATCTTCTATTGAAAAAAACCAAGACCATGAAGGCGCTATTATTTCTATGGAGCGCGGGTTAATTAGGTTAGAGGAAGAGGGCCTTACTAGATCTAATGATTTAGAAATTACAGATGCTGCTAAGCACGCCAAAGAGGAGTACGAGTTTCGCAAAGCAAACCCAGGGTTACTTGGGTTGGCTACAGGGTTTCCTACTATGGATGAGGCAACCTCTGGTTTACAGCCAGGTCAGCTAATTGTTATTGTTGCTCCACCAAAAACTGGTAAATCAACTTTGGCGTTACAGATTGCCTTAAATGCGCACCTAAATGGCAAAGTTCCAATGTTCATGTCATTTGAGATGAGCAACTCTGAACAAAAGTCTCGGTACTACGCAATGCGGGCTCGAATATCTCACCGCAGGCTTATGACGGGCACCTTGAACCCTGATGAAGAAACACGCTACTTTAAGATTGTTGAAAGCATTGAGCGTATGAATGAGCGGTTCTGGTTTGTTGATTCTTCTGGCGGTCAAACAGTTGGCGCCGTAACAAGTAAAGTACAGAGCAAAAATCCAGATATTGTATTTATTGACGGCACCTATTTAATGATTGATGAGCAGTCTGGTGAGTCAAACACTCCTCAGGCTATTACTAACATCACTCGGTCTCTAAAACGTTTGGCGCAGAAGATTAACAAGCCTATTGTTATCTCTACTCAAGCTCTTACTTGGAAGATGAAGAAGGGGCAGGTAACCGCCGACTCTATTGGTTACTCATCTTCTTTCCACCAAGACGCAGACGTTATCTTTGGTCTACAACGAGAAGATGAGAATGTAGATGACACCCGTTTGCTTCGTGTTGTTGCTAGCCGTAACGGTGGGCTTAGCGAAGTGTCTCTGATGTGGGATTGGAATACAGGGCACTTCCGCGAGATTAGCGATGATGACCTATGACAATAGAAGAGATGACCGATACGTTATCTCGCCTCGGCATTGAGGTATTAGATACTCGCGGGGATGAGATTAACGGTTATTGTGCCGCGCACGAGCAGCGTACAGGCCACATAGACCATAACCCTTCTTGGTGGATTAACTCTGACTCAGGCGCCTTTATTTGCTTCTCCTGCGGTTGGAAGGGGAACCTTTACTCACTAGTTAGCTATATACAAGATATTGAGTACGCAAAGGTTGGGGATTGGTTAGGTTCTGCCGCTAGTCTTACTGCTCGCTTTAGTAGATTAACAAACGCTATTAAGCGCAAGCCTATTGAGGATGTAACAGTTGTTACTGAGTCAATGTTATCTGCTTACACACAGCCTCCAGAGTATGCGCTTGAGGTTCGTGGGTTATCTACAGAGAGCTCTGCTAAGCACGGGCTTTTATGGGATGAGCGCGCTGGTAACTGGGTCATTCCTATTAGAGAACCCTTAACAGGTACTCTATTAGGATGGCAAGAAAAAGGATTCTCTCACCGCTATTTTAATAATAGACCTGTAAAAGTAAAAAAAAGCGGTAGTTTATTTGGGTATGAGCATTACAAAGGTGGAGACATGATTGTTGTTGAGTCCCCGCTGGATGTTGTTAGGCTTAGTTCTATCGGTATTGAAGGCGCAGTTGCGACCTATGGGGCCATAGTGTCTGCCGCCCAATTCAATCTAATACGTGGCGCCGATAGGATTATTTTTGCTATGGATAACGATGACGCTGGAAAAGCGTCATCTCAAGCCTTACTCGAACTGTGTAAGCAAATGGGTGTAGAGTGCTGGTTATTCAATTACAGCGGTATTGATTTAAAGGATGTAGGCGGCATGAGTAGGTCAGAGGCTTTGACTGGATTGTCTACTGCACGCCATCAGTTACGAGGAGTAGCAAAATGATTATTGGGCTTTCAGGGTACGCGCAATCAGGCAAAGACACTTTGGCTGGGATGCTTATTGGCCTTCACAAATATGAGAACAGATCTTTTGCTGACCCTATACGTAAGTTGTTGTATGAAACAAACCCTTTAGTAAAAGATGAATATAGGGTTAAAAGTGTTGTTGATGCGTACGGCTGGGACAAAGCTAAAGTAGAGTTTCCAGAACTTAGAGGCCTTCTTCAAACTTTAGGAGTTGGTGCGCGTACTGTGTTTAATGACCAGTTTTGGGTAGCTCAAGGGTTAGCTGGTTTATCTGCTGGTGACAAAATTGTTATTACTGACGTTAGATTTCCAAATGAAGCGGACGCTATAAAAGATTTAGGCGGTCAAATCTGGCGCGTTAAACGTTTTGGTGTTGACGCTGTTAATGAGCACGTCTCTGAGACTGCTATGGACGGTTACAAAGTTGACCAGATTTTTATAAACAGCGGTTCTATTGAAAATCTTATGGCTTTGTTGCAGGCTCGCATGAGGCAGTTTGTATGACTTTTACTGGCACCCTTCTCCCTTACCAGCCTGAGGCAGTAAACCTCATGTGCGAACGTGCTCGCATGCTTGTTGCTTACGACCTTGGGCTGGGAAAGACAGTGCTTACCATTGCCGCCCTAGAACGGCTTATGGATGAGGGCAAAATTAAAGAACCAGGCCTTATAATCTGCTTATCTTCATTGAAATATCAGTGGGCTAATCAGATTGAGAAATTTACAGATGGAACTTCTAAAGCTTTGGTCATTGACGGAACACCGAAGAAAAGAAAAGAACAGTACGCCGAAGCTATGGACTGGCGGACTAGCGGGGTTGATTACATTGTGCTTAACTATGAGCAAATTGTTAACGACTGGGACCAAGTACGACAGCTCCCGCGAGGATTTGTCGTGCTTGACGAAGCAACCGCTATCAAATCTTTTAAATCAAAACGATCCAAAGCAGTAAAGAAATTAGTTAATACCCCCTTTAGATTTGCTTTAACGGGCACGCCTATAGAAAACGGCAAACCAGAAGAGCTTTACTCAATTATGCAGTTTGTAGATGCAAGTGTTCTCGGGCGCTTTGATATATTTGATTCCGCTTTTATTGTTAGAAACTCTTGGGGCGCCCCTCAATATTATAGAAATTTAGATACTCTTCATACAAAGATGAAAGAGGCTTCTGTTCGTAAAGCTCAAAAAGATCCAGATGTCGCCCCCTACTTGCCAGACACTATTCACAACGATCCAATCAAAATTAATTTTGATCGTAAGTGTTCAAAGCTATACTCTCGAATTGTTGACGACTTACTATTTGATTTAGACGAAGCTCAAGCTTTATTTGGCTCATCCTTCAACGTGCTATCTCATTATGGGTACTCTTCTCAGCGCGGCGGGCCTGCGGAAGAAATGCGCGGTAAGATTATGTCTAAGATTGGGGCATTAAAGATGCTCTGTTCCCACCCTGACCTTCTTCGCACCAGCGCATTTAAATTTAATTTGCAAATGGGTGAAGGCTCTTCTTACGCAAACGATTTGAATAGCTCTGGCGCCATAGACGGCGTTATTACCTCTCCCAAATTAGATTATCTTATTCAATATGTTAAAGAGTTTCTTGAACAGGACGACGCAAATAAAGTAGTTATTTTTGCTACATACGTAGACATGCTTGACAAGATTGCTGAGGCGCTTGGCCCTGATCAGTGTCGGTTATACTCAGGAAAGTTAGATGCCAAAACTAAAGAGGAGAATAAAATTGCTTTTAACACTGATCCTAGTATTCGGGTGCTTATTTCTTCAGATGCTGGCGGTTATGGTGTGGATTTACCTGCGGCTAATCTCCTCGTCAACTACGACTTACCATGGTCATCAGGAGCCGCCGTCCAAAGAAACGGACGTATAAAAAGAGCGTCTTCCGTTTGGCCGTCTATTGTTATTCAAGATCTGTTAGTTGAGGGGTCTATTGAGATCCGCCAATATGAGTCTTTACAACAAAAAAGCTCAGTAGCTGACGCTATTCTTGATGGTGAAGGCTTAGATAAAGACGGCGGAGTGCCTTTAAGTGTTGGGGGCCTTAAACAGTTTTTAGCATCAGCTATAATTTAAAGCATTTACACCCAACAACCTACACAGAGAAGGTATAATTGTTCAATGCCTAACGCACCTAAGACCCCTACGCGTACTATCCGCGTACCTGATGACCTATGGCTTGCTGTTCAAAAAAAAGCTGCTAAAGAAGGCGTCACAGTTACTAGTGTCATTATTAAAGCACTAGCGGCTTATATTGCTGAGGTTGACAGCTAACCTTTAAAGCATTAAGTTATTCTTCTAGTTAAAGGGGATAACATGGAAGACCAAGAACTTAAAAATACTATTCGTCAATATCTTATGCTCAAGGACGAACTTGATTTAATTACCAAGCGTCAAACAGAAATTAAACAACGACTTATTACAGTTGTAGACGCAGTAGAGGCCGATGATCGAGGCCATCGCATACTTACAATCACTGATGAAGTTACAGGAGATGTAACTCTTACACGTCAACGCCGTGTTTCTAAATCACTTGACATGGATGTTGCAGAAGAAATTCTTACTAAAAAAGGCATCAAAGATTTTTGCATAAAAATGGTTCCTACTATTGATGAGGGAGCTATCATGTCTGCGTTTTATGAAAACTATTTAACAGAAGAAGATATTGACGCTATGTTTCCCTCTAAAGTATCGTACGCATTTTTATTGGATAAGTAATGTCAGATGAGATAGACAAGTTATTTGAAGATCTGGATTCTTATTACCCTAACAGCAAACGTAAAAGAAAGCCGTTGGTAGAGAAGGCTCCAGAAGTAAAACTAGANCTACACTGGGATACTAAGCCTTATAAAAAAACTTTGCCTAACGGCAATGAGGTAGAGATGTTTACTATTGGGCCCCTTGCTGCGGCCCTAGGTCGTCCAGTTATTACTATCCGTACTTGGATAAAAGAGGGGTACTTACCCGCCTCACCATATAGACTTCCCGCTAAGAAGGACTCTAAGGGGGATGACCATCAAGGCCGTAGACTTTACTCTAGGGCTATGGTGGAAGCAGTAATTCGGTTGTTTGATTCGGCTGGACTTCTAAACATAAAACGTATAGAATGGTCTGCACACCGACAGCTCAGCAATGAGATAGCCGAGGCTTGGAATAACATCCGAGCAAACGAAACTAAACCAAACTAAAATAAAAGGATGATAAACAAATGGCAGTAAACAGAACAGATGAGTACGTAGCAGAGAACGACGAGTTTTCTAACACAGCAATTGAAGACCGACCAGCCCAGAGCACAAGCTCAGTAATTCAATCTGGTTGGGAAGCCGCAGATAAAGCATCTGCACCAGCAGGCGGTTACCCAGTTGAATTTAAATTCAACGATGGTGACTTTCAAGTAATTAAATTCCTTGACCAAGATGGCCCGTTCGCCATCTATAAGCAGCACTTCTTGTCACAAATTACATCAGGTAAGCGTTCATTCATTTCACTAGGTGCTAATGACCCGTTGTGTGTAAAGATTGGCAGTAAGCCTGAAGATAAAAAAGCATTTACAGTTGCTAACCTCAGCGCACCTGGTGGCCCGCAGCGTCAAATGCTTATTGCAAGCCCACGTTTGTACAAATCACTACATGCCGCACACTTCTCCCCAGCAGGGCCTTTAACAAAGAACTACTGGGCAGTTAGTCGTACAGGCAAGATGCAATCAACTGTGTACCATATTAATCCAGTTAAGCCACGTGACCTCGCTGAGGACTGGGGCATTACAGATGAAGAGGCAATTGAAAAAGCAATTGCTGCAATGGTGCCGTTTGAACGCTCCGCTATCAAGGAGCCAACTTGGGAAGAACTAGAAGCAGTTGCTTCTTCACTTCTTTAATAAATAGTTCGCTGAAAGGCTAGGGCCTATATCCCCTGGCCCTAGCCTTTCGGCTTTATAAGGGGTGCATCTTGAATGTTATTACAACAAAAGAACAGTTAAACGAGATGGTTAATTACTATCTTAAGCAAGACTCGTTTGCATTTGACGTGGAGACCGTTGGAGATCATCGCGGCACTCCTGCTGTAAACGAAGTTCTTTGGATTAGCTTTGCTACTCATGGCCGAGGCGATGTAATTCCTATGGGGC